ATGTACGCAGTAGTAGACATTGAGACCACGGGAGGATTTGCATCAGGGAATAGAATCACGGAACTATGTATCCAGGTTTATGATGGCGTGTCGGTAGTCCGCACATTTGAAACCCTGATCAATCCGGGACAGGAAATTCCAGCCTATATCGAGGCGCTTACCGGCATCAGCAACGATATGGTAGCTGATGCCCCTTTATTTGAGGAGGTTGCAGCTGAAGTATTTGACTTGTTGCAGGATAATGTCTTTGTGGCGCATAATGTCAATTTCGATTTCTCTTTCATCAGGCATGAACTTTCCCTTTCAGGCTTTGAACTGCAGTGTAAAAAGCTTTGTACGGTTCGTTTGAGCAGAAAATTATTGCCCGGTCATCCGTCCTATAGTCTGGGGAAGCTTTGCAATACATTGGGGATTGAAATCAGCAACAGACACCGGGCGGGCGGAGATGCGGCGGCCACGGTGACGCTGCTTGAACAACTTTTGAAAGCCGATACGGAGGGCTTCATCCTTAAGTCCCTTTCCAAGGGCTCTAAGGAACAGGTATTGCCACCTCATTTGCCAAAATCTGAAATTGACAAAGTTCCACAATGCCCCGGTGTGTACTATTTTAAAGATCAAAAAGGCAAGGTAATCTATATTGGCAAGGCCAAGGACCTGAAGAAGAGAATCTGTTCACATTTTAGCGGAAATAATCCGGGTAAACAGCGTCAGAATTTCCTAAAGGACATTTACAGCCTTGATTTTGAGATCTGCGGAACAGAGCTGATGGCTTTTGTACTGGAAGCTGTTGAGATCAGAAGGCTTTGGCCTGAACACAACAGGGCTTTAAAGAAATTTCAGCAGAAATACGCCTTGTATGCCTTTGAAAATCAAAAGGGGTACATTAGGTTGGGCATTGACAAATATAAAAACCATCCGCAATCCCTGTATAGTTTCGATACGCTCCTTGAGGGACACAATTTGTTGAGGATGCTGATCAAGGAGCACCTGCTTTGCGAAAAATTATGTTGCATTCAAAAGAACAGGGTAGCCTGCACCTCGCATGAGGAAGGAGGCTGTTCAGGGGCATGTGTAGGGAAGGAATCTGCGGCATCTTATAATGTAAGGGTTAAGTTTGCCATGCAACAGCTCAAGGAGATGCTGCCCAGTTTTGCATTGATCGATAAGGGGAGGAATGAAGAGGAGCAGAGTTGCATGCTGATTGAGCAGGGGAGATTCTATGGAATGGGTTATGTTGCCGAGGTCGGCAGGGCCTCAGAACTGAAATCGGCATTGACAGTTTATCCCTCAAATGACTATATCATGCACCTGGTATTGTCACATGCTGCTCAGTTTCCACATAAGAAAATAGCGATCTGATAGGTATTCTTTTCATTTATAGGACCTTATATTTTTATTTTCGATGGCCTGAATTGAGCGAAAAAATGCCTCTAAAAATTATCAAATTAGATTTGTGCGTGTAAGCAGTTATTTATATCTTTGGCGCTCCGAAAGGAAGATGCCTTGGTAGCTCAGTTGGATAGAGCAACGGTTTTCTAAACCGTGGGTCAGGGGTTCGAATCCCTTCCAGGGTACAAGGGGACTTTTTAAGTCCCAAACAATTTTAAAAACGCCTTTTGCAAACAGCAGAGGGCGTTTTTCTGACAAAGTCCCAAATCACTTGTCAAATTTTCTGTGTCAACATTTTGGCAACATTTAATTTAACTCATTTCGATGGAAGAGGGACTAGTAACCAATTGCACAATTTATACTTTGATCAACAAGCAGCGCGTCCGTCCAGACGGCACTGCAAGGCTTTACACACGCATCACCATTAAGGGAGCAGGTTCTAAGAAAATTCCTTTGCCACTATACTGGCCGGTTGAGAATTTCGACTATATCCACAATGAAATATTAGCGCGATCTAAGGACGATCCGGATTACCTTACCTATACAGCATTGATCAAGACAGAGCAGGCAAAATATTGGAGGGTGGTAAAGCGCTTGCTACTAAAGGATGCTCGCTTTAACATTAAAGACATCGTTTCGGGTGTTCGCGTGGGGGAGAAGGGCAAATTTGTTGCTACCTGGATGCTGCATAAGGTTGTGGAACGTCAACGTGAGAAGGAAATCAAATACGGTACCGCCCGCAATCACCGGTGCAGCGCTCAGTACGTTTTGAAGTATCGACCTGAAGACGTTGAAATTGCAGAAATCGACTCAAAATGGCTAAATAAGTATTTGGTCTGGCTGATGAAGTACATGGCCTATTCCGGAGCGTGGTCCCGGATCAAGGATCTGAAAGGATATATAAATCTAGCAAAAGATGCAGGCCTTTCCATTCACCCTGATTTTGACAATCATTATTTAGCCGATCCGGAGCATGAACCAGTCTACCTGGAGAAAGAGGAAATGGATAAATTATTTGAGCTCTACAAAGATCCTAATTTGAGCAGTGAGAATCGATCCTGTCTGCGGGCATTTCTGTTTAATTGTTTTACTGGTTTTCGGATTTCTGACCTCAAAAGGTTTGATCCAACTTGGATTGTAGGAGAAGAAATTGTTTTTGAACCAACCAAGAAAAGACTTACATCGACTAAAGAGCATATCGTCCGAATACCACTGATCCCAATTGCAAAGGAATTTCTGAAAACTTTAGACGGTTCTAACCTGGTTGATAGGAGTGAGGTGAAATATAACAAGCGATTAAAGACAATTGCTGTTTTAGCGGGAGTTGAAAAAAACATCACTTCACATGTTGCTAGGCATTCATTTGCAACACAATTGGCTGTTTTGGGGGTTCCAGTAATTGTAATATCCAAATTACTTGGGCATAAGAATATTGCTTCTACAATGGTATATATCCATATCGCTGATAAAATCCGAAAACGAGAGATGGAAAAACTACAACAAGCCTTCAGTTCTTATACATTAGAGCCAAATTTTTCTGCAAGTGCATAGCAAACCCAAAATCTGCTCCTAAAGCTCCATTTTATACAAAAACCCGATTTAAATTAATTTAAATCGGGTTTCGAATGTTTGGACTAATTAGGAACATTAGGAGCAAAACTATCCCATTTGTTCAATCCTGGCTTTTTCAATTTCATCTCGCTTCGTTTCCCATTCGGAATACACCAGGACAACCTTCTTATCATTTGCTGCTTTTTGAGCGGTGATCATTTGTGCGACCAGGTTCTCCAGTCGGGCGAAATCATATCCAGACTGAGTCGGTACCGTCGCAGCTGGAGGAGTGGCTACCTCATTAAAGCCGCCAGCTGCATACGATCGTTTTTCCCGTCTTGCAGTTTCCAGCATGTTAATCAAATTCGCGTACCGTGGGCTTTTGATCATCCAATTGGGTGCAATCCATTCTTTACCTCGTTCACCGGCCTCAAATGGGCGACCGCTAGCTGATTTGCTAAAAATCGTACTCTTACTAACAAAGCCGGCCGGATCTTCATCGCTATAACCACCATCTCCAAATTGCGGTGTAGGCTGAGCTAAGATAGTGCCGATCTGAAATGCGGTACCTGCTACGATGGATGGAATTACAAAGGGGGAAAGCACACCGGTCTGAGCCAGGGCCTTTGTTACGGCAAGAGCACCATTGACTACGGCCTGAGCAACGGCAGCTGCCTGTTCGCTTTTCCAGGCTTTAAGCTTTTCGTCCCTGACTTTCTTGTTGTACTTCTCATTGATCGCATCCTTTTGCGCTTCAGTAAGGTTTTTATTTGAAAGTTCGGATTCTCTCTCTTTTTCAATCGCAGTGATCCTTCGCTCGGACGATGCCTTTTGGTTGGACGCAATTATTCCGAAAGTGGCATCTGCAGCTTGTTGAGCAACCTGGATCTGGAAGTCCCGGCGCTCCTGCATATCTGCTATTTCCTGAACTTTCGTTTCTGCAGCGCGATTGTTGTTGATTGCATCGATCGCATCTTTAAATTCCTGGGTTAACTGCTTTTCCTTACTGAATTTCAGTTTGAGCGCTTCGATCTCATCGTCGTACTTTTTGTTGATCGCGGCGAGCTTGTTTTCTTTCTTATTTCCACTGAGCGTATCGTACTTTGCCTCGATCTCAGCCTTTTCTTTCTCTAAGCGCTCAGTTTCTCGCAGCTCAGCTGCAGAAAGTTCGCGTTTGCGCTGTAGCTTCAGTTCAGCGATGGCCTTTTCGTTGCCGGCAAAGGCAGTCTCCTGATCATCATAAAATTTGGTGATTTGATCTTTCTGCTTAACCAGCTCCGATTCATGGAGGTCGGACAGACGGGTGCGGAGTTCGGAGATTTTCCCCAGCATTTCAGTTTCCTGGCGAAGTCTGAGGTTAGATACTGCAGTATCCCTATCTAATCCAAGTGTCCGGATCTTTTCCTCAGTAATTTTTTTCTGTTCTGCAGTAATCCCTTTGAACTTCAGAAAAGCCTCTTCCTGCTTGATCAGGTCATCGTATTTGTTTTGTTCCTGGGCTACCTCTTTTTCGTTGTCACTTAGCTGATCGTCGAGCCTCTGCAGGTTCAGCTTTTTGTACTTTTCGTCCAGTTTTTGAAATTCAGCCAGGGCTTTTTCCTTCGCCGCTTGTGCCGATGATTTCTTTTTTTCTGTCAATCCACCAGTGCTTGCTCCACCAGTTGTTACATCACCAACTTTAAGGATTGCATCAGGATCATACAGCTCCGCTTTGTATTTATCTGAAATCTGCTTGATCTGGGCCATGTTGTCGATCTTCTCCAGCTGGGCATTTTCTTTTCCATACTCCTTCTGCTTTTCCCGCATTTGTTCTCTCGTCCCGGAGCGGAAAAATGCCTTGGTGTCCTGCCATAAATCTGTATCGTTCGCAACGCCGCTATCTATTTCAATATTTCTCTGACGCAGTTTTGTTATTTGTGCTTGTGCAGCTTCTGCTATAGATTTTCTCTCTAGTGCTTGGATATACTTGTTTATCGCTATTCGGCCTTTGTCCGTTAGTACAGCTTCATCCGTAAGACCTTTAAGTGCCTCTGGCATGATGTCCCGAAGCTGTTTGATAGCAAGTATTTTTTTATTCCTGGAAACAGCCTCATCATCTAATATTTTTCTCAACTGCTGAATCCGATCGATTTCCGCCATCTGACTCTTCTTTGCCTCAGCATCAATGGCGTTGAACGCCTCCTGAGCTTGTTGCGCTTGAGTCGTCGTTTTGCTGAAAAGCGCAAAGGCCGTGACTAGAGCAGTAACGACGGCCAGTACTGCTCCGAAAGGGTTTGCTGCTGCAGTGATATTGAGCGCTCGTAGAGCAGCCGTAGCACGAACCGTATTCCCGGTCAACAGTGCTTGAACATAGGCTAAGCTTAACCCTACTGTCCGGGACAATGCTAATCTTGCAGCATTAATCTCAAGCGCAGTATTTGTCAATAGAATCGCTAATCGATAGCCACCCCAGGCAGCAGCTCCGACGATTAAGAGTTTAGTGAAATTGACAATCATCACCGCGTTTCGCTGTCCCCAATCCAGGAATTGACTAAAACCGAAAACCATATTCTTCAGGAAATCTGAAAGCACATTGTTTGCGGCCAGAGAGTTGAATTTTTTAGTCATCAAATCCAACGTTGCGCCGAACGTTGCCATTTTTACATCAAATTCCTGCTGTAGGCTGATTCCGCGCTCAAACTCATCATCTGAGAACTTCTGCCTCGTGACCAGCAAATCCAAGTTGTTAGACAATGCGCCAAGTGTAGAAACGGCGCGCGCGCCTTCCTCACCGATCATTCCCATTTTTTCGGCCAGGCCAGAAACACCCAGGCCAGTTGTCTGGAGGTTTTTCAATACCTCGAGTAAAGCTTTGTTTCCGTCTTCCTTCAGAACCTTCGAGAAATCCTTCACACTCATGCCTGCGATCCGGGCGAAACCAGGTACATCTTTACCCATTCCCACGACAAATTGACCAATCGCTGTAGCAGCTGCTTCCACCGGCTGCCCCAACTCGTCCAAAGTAGCACCAAGACCAAGAATGCTCTGGATACTGAAATTTGCCTGAGGCGCAATACCACCCATTCGCTTAGCAAATTCAACCAGGTATGCTTCACTTGCAGTACCGGCAGCACCTAGTGAATTAATCGCGGATCCTGTCTTGATCAGCGCCTGCTCCAGTCCGAAAACTTCCTTGATTTTGAATAGTTCTGTCAATTTTCCTAAGCTGTTGACAGCTGCCTCAGCGTCACCAAGGTCACCGCCCAGGGCAACTTTTATTTTATCTGCAGCCCGGACAAATCCCAGGATATCGCGCTCTCCGGAGACACCCAGTTTGCCGGCAACCTCAGCGAGGCCGAGCAGCTCCGCCCGGGATGAGCGTGTATTCAGTTTACTCAGCTCCGCCTGAAGCCTGCGAACTCCATCTTCACTTAAACCGGTTGTTTTACGAACATCAGCCAGGCTATCGGAGAGCTTGGCATTGTTCATTATAATATTCTGGAACTGCTCCGTTATAAATTGGAAACCGAGGAAACCGACTGCCAGGGCACCCATCTTACCAATTTCGGTTCGAAGCCAGCCAAAAGCGCCACCAATTCCCCGAATATGTTCACGATGGTTCTGCAGTGTGCGTTCGTGCCTTTGCAATTCCCTCAGCGCATTGTTATACTGGGTACTGCCAATGACCATGTTGCTCAGCTCACGGTTCAACCCTCGGGCAACCTGCTGCACATTTCGGATCGTATTTTCCGCTGGCCGGCCGTCGATATATAGACTGGCCCGGACTGATCTTGGAGTCTCGGCCATTATCTTACCAGAATCCTTTCCATGGCCAACGCCACTTTATTTCCATGATATTCCCCTATGATCTGCTCCAGTTCCCCGAAACGAGATTCAATAACAGGATTAAACCAGGGCTTAGCAACGCGCTTACCTGTACCCATTCTGCCCATACTTGCTTCCCTGGTTGCGCGTTTGCTACCATCTCTTCGGGTAAATAAGCCGGTTTTGTTTCCTCCATATCCGCGTCCGGCGCCTTTATGGACGAAAACCATGTAATAAGGAAAATTGAAGTTGATCTTGCTGGCCTCACCGGCGTAGTTCCGGACTTTAGTGTCCAGATCCTGTCGGCTGTGCCCTGAGTACTTAGTGGTTTCCTGGACAACTTTTAACTTAAGTTCTTTTTTTGTTCCGGAAGCCCATCTGCGTACTTTCTGGTTGAATTCATTTGTGAGCGTCATTTGCAGAAAATATTTCTACAAATGACGCGCTATAAGAGGGGTTGATAAACGACAGGGGTTTTAGAAGACGATCCAGTAAGAACGCCGGGAATTGCCATATTTGAAAGGCATGGTAGCACGCCAGTATCCGGATGAGAAAGTAAAGAGAATCCGGGTACCATTGTAATAAAGGTATTGAGGTTGGCGCTTTACCTTCAGATAAATTCCTTCAGTAGCGCTGCCGCTGGTCCGTTTGATGCTCACGCGGCCACCACCGGCACCACCTTTATCTGTCGGCTCCAGTATTGTTCCTCCAGTAAACTCTGCAGCTCCCGGTGTGATGGGATCAGCCCATATCTCCAGTTGAGAAAATTCGGCCTTGTCGAAGAAAGCTTTTATACTGCAGTATTGACCAGTGTCGTCAGCAATACTGAATTGCGTTACATTTTCGATCAGCTGGGTGGTTTCATAATCCTGGACCATCGTCATCGCCTCGATCGTGATCTCGGTAAGATCCTGCCGCTGATTGGTGATGGCATATTTGTTCAGAGTCGGTATGGCCTTAAAAAAGTAACCTTCGTTGGATATAGCTCCGATCAGCTGGCTCTTGTTCAGCTGCTGCAGTACATTTACCGGGACATTTGCTTTGATCGTCACGTTTTTCGCATCATTTTTAAACCGGTACCAATTGCCATCAGTTTCGTCCAGGTCATAAGGAACCGCCTCAGGAAAGATACCGCCGGGCACAACTTTCATTCCAGAGTACTTCAGTAACCTGAGTGGCCAATTGTTGATTGTTGTCGGATCGTTTGCGTCTGAAGGTGGGAAAGCATTGTCCTCCAGCTCAGGGTGTCCGTACCTTTTCCAGTAAAAAGTCGTACGCTGCCTGGCCTCCGGATAAGTTAGGCTTCCTTCGACTGTCTTCTTTAAAGTTGAGGCCTGGAGCGCTACCTCGTTCGAACCATCACCAATAATCATCCGGAAGAGCGGTGCCCGGCTTTTATTCTCTGCAGTTTCATAGAGGAACATTTCATCGGTTTGATCGGGAGCAAGTATTACTTTAAACCCGTTCTTTTCGGTGCCGCTGGCCTCGGTTATGCTTGAGATGTACTGGCTCAGGTCCAGGAACTCCGGATCAGAAAATATTGTTTTCGCTGTTCTAACCGTAGCGGTACCGTCCAGGAGATTGATATCAATGCTCAGTCGTAAGCGCTCCCGGAGCTGCTTGAGGAACTCAATAATCGTAATGTTTGGCATGTACGTCATCGATGGATCCAAACTTGCAAAATCTTCAATGTACTGGTTGGTTTTCTGTGTATAGATGTAGATCGTATCGCTTTCCTCATCACTGAAAAAATCTCCTTCAGGTCGGAGATCCAAATACTCGATCACCTTCCTCAGGATGTAGGTCACTTTGAAAAATGGGGATTGAGTCGTAAAATTAAAATCCCTTGTAGGCACCTCTGTATTTGAGACACAGTAAAAGGATTGCAGGCCATGATGCCAGAAATTGACAAAATTTGACTCCGGATAAGGATCAGACTCATTATACCTTTTTGCGCTCAGCTCGTTCCTCACTGGAAAGTATGCATATGGATAATGCTTCGGGTTCGTACAGCTGGCCAGCATTCGGTCCTGCATAATTCCAATGTTGCCGATGTTATGGCCATCCGGATTGGAAAGATTCTGGATATAAATTCCATCTTCGGTCCTGATCTCAGTTAATCTGGTTGTTTTTAGCCTGGCTGCAATTGCTCCGAAATTGACCTTCAGCAAATAATCAATTTCATCACCGGTGATTTTGTAGCTCATTACTCCAGCAAAGAAAGCAGAGCCATTGATGCTCACCTTGACCTCGACCTCAAAGCGGGTCGTGGAAGTTTCCACCAAGTGGCCATTTTGAATGAAAGTTTTAACTGCAGGTGATAAAAAGGTTTTTCCCGGATAAGTTCTATCCTGGATAAATTCATCCGGATCATTGAACAGCGAGTTCTTACGCTCTACAGGAATTACGGTTCCTGCAGAGAGTTCGAGTGTATGGCCAGAGGTATTGGTTATAGATATCATTAAACAGCCTTATATTGTTCAATATCATTTGTGATCTTAGTCCTATATAGGATTCTATTAGCAATCAATCTAAAACCAGGATCCCAGGGGTGGGATGCCTCTCCAGTTGTCGGAATGATATAATATTCTCCTGAATAGGTTAGCGTACCCGAAGCGAGTGAATAACTGGTAACCGGACAAATTGCCGACTCGTATGAGCTGCTGCCAACGGTGAAAGTCACTTTGATATTTCCAGGTGTCGTCTCAACGACATTTGTTACGCCTGCAAGAGTTTTAGTTGCCGTCCCCCGTTTTGATATATATCCAACTTTAGCCTGGTTAGCAGGTTCTGCAGCGAGATCGGCAAGGGAGATGAAAGTACAGCCAGTTGCTACGCAGGCATTTTGGATGACCTGGTATTTCGCAGTAGTTCCATACCACATTCCTACCCAAAAGATTCTCGCGTTTGGACACTTAATTCTGAGCGCTTTCAAAAGTTTGGGACAACTTTCTACGAAGACGGCGTTTTTTAGATCCGTATTTACATTGTCGCCCAGCTGGACTAGTATGAGCTGCTCCGCACCGGTGAGTTTATCAATAAATTGCGTCTGTATCGCGGCATCGACTAATGCCGGGTTCTCAATGCTTTCAAAATTAGCCGCTCCAAGACGTTGATTTGTAAATGTCGGTTTGAGGGTTTTGATAAACTCAGTAACCAGGTAATAGTAATCTTTCGTCGTATCAGAGGCGGCCATTCCAAATCCAAAACCACCGATCAGAGAGTTTCCGAAAAACGCTGCCGTGTTTGGAACGACGGGAATTAATGTGAATGTGCCATTATCCAAAACTGATGGGACAAACTTTGTTCCGTTGGGACTGATCACGACGTCACCCGCCTCCGCAAGAGTCGATTTTATTTGAGTTAGGCTATTGTCTATGCCTTGGAATAACTCTTTTGCATTGTCACCTGTGAAGTTTACAGCATTGACTGAATCACTGTACTCAACGACTTGCAGGTTGGTGAATTTAGCTGTAAGAACACTTCCTGCACCTTCCATTCCTTCATTGTTGATCCAAACATAAAACTGAGTGTATTCCTGGTAAACGGAAAAGTATGCAGGATCAAATGTGATGTTATAAGTGCCGTTTTCCGTTACTTTACCAACGCTTATGTATTTAGCGCCTCCAGCTGTATTGGGTTGATTTGCAACCAAAATATTGAATCCCTTTGTCGTTGCGGTTTTAGTAAACTCGACCTTAAACCGAATATGTACCAGGTTGGATCCTGAAGGTGAAAATACCGGGGTCAATATCCAGGAATTGCCTAATCCCGTTTTGCTATAGACCAGGTAATCATCTGCAACATTTTTCTGTGTTATTGATGGACCAGTGAAATTGGATACATTACCATATTGAACCGGAGTTCCGTTCAGAATTTTTAATACACCCTGACCGATGCTAAGCGTAGCAACGGTTTTAGCTAGATCTCCCAGGGGTTTATACTCTGTGTAAACTTCGAAGGTTTTATAAACTGTTCCAGAAAATACAGCCTTACTATCTGCAAAACTTAAGTTTCCGGAGACAGGATATACGAAAACTACAAAACCGTCTCCTGATTGGTAGAGGTACTGATCAGTGTCCTGGCCATTCCTGATCCAGTTTTTCGTGGCACCGAACACGGCATAGCTTGACAATCCATTAACGGAGCGTCCCGTACCTGTGGTAATTAGACCGGCCGGATCTGCTGGAATGTAGTCGGTACAACCAAAACTGTTAGCCCCGTTGTATTGTAGAATGCCATTTTGCCCAGAATAATAAAAATTTCCGTATCTGAATGCCGCAGGATTAAGTTTATTTTCACCAATTCTTTTTGTGATTTTGTTTTCAGCCAATAAACTCGCGGAAGCTTCATTGTTCGTCACTCTGCCGGCAAGAGTGACCAGATCAGCACCAACTTTAGTTAAAAAATCCAGGACGGTAAAAATTCCATCGGTAATGGTGTCATCAATGTAAAATACACTTACATGACTCAGTTCCGCTACTATAGGATCAGCTGTAGGTCTGTTTTTGACGTGAGTAGCGAGATAAAGATCTACAGTGTCAGTTGGCTGTAGGTTTGCCAGGTTGAATGAGGCAGTGTAGAGCAGCCGTGATCCGATCTTTTCAAACTTAATTTTACTAAAGCCCCGGACGTCAGCGTTGTTCCCATTCACTCTTAAATAAGCGTTGGTTTCCATGAAATTATCTACGTTCCGAAGTGCGATACATTCGAAAATAAGACCTAGAAACTTGGATGAAGCAGGATCAATTGTCAATGGGATAGAAATCCAACCATCTGTTAAATTTTGCCATACCGGCATTCCTCCGATTACTTGGGGTACACCTGCTGCACTAATGCCATTCGTCCAGGTCCAGGTTTCGATCGAAGGTAGTGAGATCTGTCTGTATTTATTTCTCAGAATCTGATTGTCTAAGGAAGTGCGCATATTCCTTACCTTGATCAGGTTTGAATCCGCAAAACCTCCATTCCAGGTGTAGTCCTGGATTAGGCCGTTCCTGATAACACCAACTACCTTACCTTCACGTCTGTTTTTAAGCACACCATCGATCAGAACGTTGTCATTAGGAATCGCGAGGCACGCTGCTGAAAGTGACGCATACGGGCCATAGTAACCTGATGGTGCTTCATTTTTACTGGAATAGCCAGGTATTCTATTTACCCACTTGGCAGACGTCCCAGGTATTTCTGCTGCAGAAGCCGTAACTCCGGCTGGTAGTGTCCAATCTAACCCTAAAAAATTTACCTGAGCCGGGCCGGTATAAGCGCCCGCGACATATGCAGCGAAGTTTGCTGTCCCAGGCACGCCTATAACACCTTGCGGCCCTCGGTAATCACTTGCAGCAGCAATGTTCGCTACAAGTCCTGTAGGGCCCACGTATAAGCCAATTCCATCAGTAGGCTTGACACCGGTCCCGCCGACAAAATCCGTGAGACGCTGGACGCGTCTGGCTCCGTCATCAACTCCTGCATAAACTGGAGTCCATCCTTGCGGCCCTGGTGGAAGGATTGCGGTATCGAACTGCAGCTCCCAATTTTCTTCCGGACCTTTCCAGGTCATTTTTGCATTGATTACGGTGCGGCCTTCAAAAGTTGTCGGAACAACAATTGGTTCGTCTGTACTGTCTTTAAAGTTGGGATAGGTTACACCAGGAGTCGCCCAGTAGTACTGAGAAAGGACCGGTATTCCGGGATCGGTGGCGGCTATGGCAGTTCCCTGTCCATCGCCTTTGATATCTGTGATACCGAAAAGCCTGGTCTGGCCATCAGAAGCAATACCTAAAAGTTTTGCCCCATTTACAGAGGTCGCTTGGGTGATTTCGTCAATTGGTTTTTTTTCGTCTTGAGTCATTATTTGAGAGCTATTAATTTAGAGAGCTATTAATTCATTATTTGTTGTCACCAGGTAAGCCTGCTCGATATCGGTCAACAGCTGGTCCCCAAAGCCAGGGTCAATCTGATCATACGTTAGTCCTGGTTCCTCGACATCGCCTTCAGTAAAGCCATGATCATCGAATAGATATTCATATTCAAACTTTTGGAACAGTATCGGATTCCCATCTTCCAGTTCATCGATTGATTTGCTTGTGACCTTTATTGGCAACAATTCGTCAGCTGTATCCCGGAATTTCAAGGGAGATAAAAAGAAATCGCGGTTGTAAATTAGGATTGATCGGTTCTGGAGAAAACCAGTATTGATCTCTGCCCTGCTCCGGAGACTGACATTATAAACCTGGCGTTCGCCTTGCTTAGCATCTGTCGCCTGCAGAGATTTTTCTGATTCAGATTGCGTCAGGTCAAATCCTGTCTTGGCCTTCCCAGAGAAGCAACGACTGTCCATCGACCCCCAGCTGCTCCAATTGAGGAAATATCTTGGATACTGTAGGAAATGGTAGTTCATCAGGTACGTCTGCGTCTCAGACATTCTGGTATCCGAAGTATCCGTAATCCAAATTTCGTAAGCCAGCAAAGATTTTCCTGAATGATCTTCCGGGTTGAATATTTGATCGTAAGACACATTAAATCCGTACTTACGCAACTCCTGTACCGTAAAGCTGTGTAAAGTTATCAGTGCCTTGGTGCCGTCAGTAAACCTGAGCCGGCACATGACCATGGAGTTAAACGACTCACCGGTGTTAAAGTAATACAAGAACTGTCGTTGATTGGATCTGGTTGAGCAGATTTGCCCGCCCTGTTTCAGGAACCGGGGAAAGCCTTCTCCAGGTAGGAGCATTGATGACAGGGTTCTAGTGGTTCGTCCACGGTATGACGATTTGCCGTGCAACACAGTATATACGGGAGAAGTTGTACGCCTTCTGATCTGTACCGGCTCACCATAGCTTTCCGCAAATTCAAAATAATATCTCCTGCACGTTTTACTGCAAACGAGAGGATTTGCACTGGGGATATCGGGCAGGTTTTTAAATACCTCGTCATTGATGTAAGTGTGCAATTTGTCATCAATAATAGCTTCAGCGAAGCCAGACAAGTTATCAATGGTTACAGTCAACGGGCTATTGTAGATCTGCTCAAAACCTGTATTTGTGGCATTTTCGCAATAAAGTATAAATCTGACACTTAAATTTGGCCGAAGCTTTGGGGTAATGCCAGGCGTAGTAACCAGGTCGAGCATATTATATGCAGCACCCTTTTGTTTTGCTGTAAATGTAATCGTTGTACTTCCCCAGGTTATGTCGAAATCGTTTGACAGCTCGTAGTTTGCAGCGAAGTAAGGTGCCTGGAGAAAAGCTGGTAGAGGGATGCCTCCAGTATAGGCCAGAAATTCGGTGCCACTGTCATCAGGATTAACTGCTGCAGTCATGATTACCCTTTTTGCACCATAACTAAAGATGAGCTGAGCGCCTGATCCAAGATTGCCAACAGAGGTTAGCGTATTAATGGCGAATGAGCCTTGGTTGAGGTAAATATTTGTGAGTTCAAAACCAGCGCGGATCTTATCTCCGCTGAAGGCATACAGTGAAGGTTGAGAGGTTAATGCTATGCTCATGGCTGTCCCTCCGGATCTGGGCTTAGATGTAACCATTGTTGAGGATCGACAGTTCCGTCGTATCCGTCCTCGATCCCCATACTCACTCCCCAGCCGTAAAGCTGATCGATGATTGGTCCAACAATTCCTTCGTTCGTTCCAGGAACAAAAGAAGGGAGCAGGCCTACCTCCACATCGGCCATGATCATGTTCACGATTTGATCGGAGATAGCCTTACATTCCCGGATCATCTGAACCTTGTTTTTATTCCCCTTCGGCACCAGGACGACAAATGTAAAATCAAAGCCTTCAGACATGCCATCGTAAGCGCCGGTTTTTTCTACTTCCGGCGTCTGCAGCCAGAGACATGCTTTTGATATTCCTGAGGGAGCGCTTTGTTGAAATTCCTGAACGTCGATATGAAAAAAGGCATGCTTCTTCTTGTCAGAATCATCATGCCTGAGCGCCTTATGCATCTCAGCATAAAAGCGGAACCGATCTACAATTGTATCTAAAACCATGCTGCGAAGGTCGGCACATCAGCAGAGGTGGTAAACGACAGGAGTTTTAGGCAGGAGTGTTCTGGCCAGACTCTTTATAGGCAATTTGTTGCTCTTCCATCGCGTCCAGAACAAACATTGCGTTGGTATGCTTCAGCTGTTCAGTTGTGCCCCATTTTGGCCCGAGCAGTTCACGGAAGACGCTTAGCCAGGTCCGCTGATCAGAGTGATATGCAGCTTGTTCCTCCTGATCTTCATCTACCGTATCTGGAGTTTTTGGAAATACATTCGGGCGCATGGCCATCACCTGGTTTACAGCTGCAGTGAACCAAGCCCACACCGCGAGCTTAAACCGCGATTCAATAGCGGCAACGTCTTTCGCGCGTTTGGTGATCAGGTTCTCATTGAACACTTCCCGCAGATCACCTTTGTAGTTGACACTAGTAGGATCCTGCGCAGGATCTGCAGGCCTGTAAAGACACGCAATCATCTTATCCAACCAGGAAAGATCCTGCGTAATGCGATAATTAGTATAATATTGAAACGCAAAACACCATTCTCCGAACGACAGATTCGAAAGATTGTCAGCGGGTGCCAGGCATGGAACCTTCCTGATTTTAAGTTTAGGCAAGAAGTTTTGAGCCGGTGGCTCCTCAAAAAGAAAATTCGCCAATGCGATCAGCTCGTCACGATAATCATTGGCCAGATCCTCATCATCCAACAGGGACATGTTTTTTGGAGAAACCGTAGGGATCATATGCTCGAGCACGTGAAAGTTCTCTTTTCCAAAAAGCAGAGCCAGTAAAGATGTCGCAATTACGAATCTATCAGCTTTAGTATAGTTCAGCACTGTGATGATGGCCGCATATTGGTGCCCATTCAATTCCGACCAGGAGGAAGGAACTTGAAAGCTATACTTCACTTCTTTACCATTCTTAATGTAGGCGCCGGTTAATGATCTCATGGTTTGTTAAGCAGTTTGGTGACTTTCCTCGACAAAGATACAATGTAGATAATCAACACAGCAAAGACAATAAGGAATACACCAGCCAGGATGAAGAGAAAAGTTGGATCAGGCTTTTTGGTGACCTGGCTCTCAGATTCCTTTTCGTTTTTCTTGGTATCGGTAGCAATGGCCAGCGTTGTACTTTTTCCTTTTTGCTCCTGAATGCTTTCCTCCATGGTCATCCAGCCGCTTTTTGACAAATTATACAAATCATAATATTTCTGCTGCATATCCAGGAAAGCAGATTTGAAATCGGGATTGCCCTGATCATCTCCCGGGACAACTGGTGGCGTGTACTTTGGTAGATTAGACTGGTTGATCACCGGCGGCACAATCGTCCATTTGCGGGTTGCCTGAACTTTACCGGAATCAATTTCGGTTGAAAAGGATTCTGTTTGCTCGCTTGAGTTGCTAGCAGATGAACTTTTGTTCTTTTCAACCTGCTGGAATAAATTACAACCTGATAGCAGTACTGCTACCAGGAGAAAGGTTGCGTTATTTTTCATGTAGGGAAACTTGAGCATTTTTAATATTTAATTGATCAATTTTGGATCCCAGGCTGTCGAGGCCTGAGATCACTTCAGCGGCAGCTGAGGGTTTGCGCTTATGAATTACAATAGCTGCTCTTTGTTCGAATGCCCCGGTAACCACAATTACCATAATGGCAAGAATTAACTTTTTCATTTATCTGATTGTTGATTTTGGATTACTTTCCCAGCTGCAGTGTCAACCCGATCTACGGTTTTCCGGATTCGGTCGACCGTGGGAGCAAGTTGAGAGTCGACACGATTATCGACCCTCTGCAGTATTTTCTCATACAGGTCGCCCTGCATATTGATGATCTTAACCACCAGGACAATATTGCCGGTGATGGAAAGCGAGAGAAGGCCTAAAAGCAGACCCGCCCGGAGTTTGGTGTTTATGAAACCGAACAGCGCAAATTCTCTTTCCTGGGCGCTGCTCATTTCTTTTTCCTCCGCAAATAAATGTACCCGTAAACATTTAGTCTTCCAGGAGCAGGCTCCCGATTGATCGTACGGGGCTTCCCTGCAACCTGATCACCTTCACGGCTACCAGATCCATTAGTATTGCCTTCGATCGTGTACATCGTATTTGTTTTCGTATTAACTGACTCGACAATACCAGCATGACCTGAAGGGCCATCTCCCAGGAGCCAGATCACTAAACAGCCGGCTTCAGGAACTGAGCCTGTTTCAAAGAAGCCAGCTTTTTTTACCCGGTCAAAGGTTTGCTTGGCGCTGCCGTTCGCCTGGTCCAGCCAGGCTTTTAAAAATGCAGGATCCTTCATCAGTTCCGAATCATCTTCAATCGCTTTTTTGCCAAGCAGTTTGGTGAAAAATGCACACCAGGCCGCCTGTAGATACCAGCCAATGCCCTTCATTTCCTTTTCAAATACTGGATCCTCAAATCCGGAATTTCCTTTTTTTTCTTTTTTGCCTTTATACCAACTGGCGTAGACAATGATTCTTTGAGCGAGCGTCATATGTATTTATTTAAATTATGGGATGTAAACCCCTTTTGTTTTGTCGTTCTTAACCTTAAAGCGCCGGCGAGCTACAGGTTGCACGTAGCCGGGGAAATCTTCGATGTTATCCAGGATAAAATTCATCCCGTCTTCCAGGAAGCGTGACCCATCAGCAGTGAGCTGATCATATGCCTCCTTGGTCTGTTCTTTTGTTGCAGGCAATGAGTTTTTCTCCGTTTCAAAATTGCCCTGGAGATTGACAGCAGCGATTCCATTCTTGAGTGTGATCACCCGCTCGATAATCGCCTTAGCCCCGGTCAGCAAAGCGATGCCTGGCGCCAGATATTCATTTACCAGCTCAAGCTGCTTTCCTTCAATTTCTCCAGATTTTAAGGACTGGACGAAGTTGGATCCAAAAAGTTTTGCAACGGTTTGCACTTCTATCCGTTTCATGATATAGGCAATTGTCGAAAAAGTGTAGCGCGATCCATTGATGTTGAAATGCTCAGTAAATTGAGCTGCAGTCTGGATAAGGAAGTCTTCATTTCTTCGGTGCTGATCAGAATCTATATACTCAGGAAATTTGTCCGGACTTTCCTCCAGGTGGATAAGTAAATCTTCGATAGCTGAAAATCCAAGTTCCAATAGCGACATCTTTAATTCATCCATTTGCCATTTGAAAGCTTGCTTGGTATCCGAATTTGAGCGTACTTGAAATCCTGATGCGCCGATGACCAGGCTTAGTGAGGGAATCGCTAACAGGTACCCCAAATTGGTGATTATGTTTTGGCAGTACTTTATCGCGGTTTTGAGTTCCGGATCAGCGATGTTATCAACCGTGCCGGCGGCTTCGTATGTTGAACTAAAAACCTCGTATTGAGCTTTACCAATTAGTGACCTGATGTATTGCCTTTCAGCGGCCGCTATAAAGGGGGCAACCCGGTCAAATTCATTAGTATATTCTACAGGCAGGTAGCGCTGCAGCTCATCGTTTGTCTTGATTAAATTTGTCATTAGCTTAAAACTTTTTCTGTGCCTTTGCCCTGATCCAGGGTGGTGAGCACCTGGTCCTGAACTGCGAGTTGAATTGATGGATCTATGCCATGGTAGATCTTAAAGAAATTGAATACACTGTAAATTATATCTCGGTCTGCCTTCAGCATCGAGCGCAGCTGCAGGCCGCTTTCCCGGATGTTGGATCCACCGTTGTTTGATCCTCCGGAATGATCGCCTCCAGTGTTCCCAACACCACCCATTGCAGGGTTGATTCCCATTGCAAACAAGATCTCCTTATTAGCAGCTCCTGCATCAGGGAGATAGGCATCGTTTCGCATTTTGTCATCTACGACTGTGATCTTCCAAGCTGCTGCAGGTTTGCCGCTAGAGCCTGCCCGGGAGAAAGTAAGCAATGCTTTCTGCGCGTTTTCAGCACCGGTAAGCTGCTCGACCAATTCGTCGTATAACTCGGTAATAATTGTATCCTTTTGGTCTTCGGTCATCTGCCCCCAAGTAGGGTGCATGAACTCCAACCACTCCATCGGCACATCGATGTGATATTTTATGCTTGCCTGGTTCCGGAACAAGGCACGCTTATAAGCGGGGATTGAAATGGAGATATCCAGCCAACCACTTTCCCTGGCACTATCCCAAAATGAAACAGGGTAGTAGTCATTGAGCACATCAGGCCAGTACTGCGGCATGACATACTTGAAATTTTTTACGTCTGCTTTAATCGACTCGACCTGGTCATAATATTGAACGCAATCAATAGCCGGTAGCTTTTGACAGTCCTCTGCCTTAGCTTCAGGAAAATTCCCTGATATGAATACGAAAGGGATGAGTCCAGTTTTAGGATCTACCGGAGATAACCGGCAGTGGGACATCTTGTGAAAGTCAATTGCCCAGATTTTCGTCTTGTTGCCGTTGAATCTGATCTGCGGCATATTGATCTGAAAGTAGGCGTAGTCCTGACTAAGTGCCAGGCGGACCAGATCGAAATTAGAACGCGCAACAATTTCCTCCCACTCAGGGCAAGGGGCAAGTTCAATTTCTTCCCTTCCAGTGCCGGTTACACTTTTTACCCTATAAGTGATTAGGCGTTGACCGTATAGGGATTTAGTTATCATTTGTAAGCCGGCACGGCCAACAGTACTTTTTCGAATCAGCTTCGAAATTTGTTGAGGGAAGTCATCATTGGCTCCCCAGGGGATCCATTCCTTTTTACCATCCTCTTCATCCTTGGATGGAGTCGCGCTCTGGTGTGTTGCTCCAGCTGCAGCTGCAGATTTTTTATTCCCGGTGCCAGAAGGCACTCCAGAGATTTGCAAAGTGGCAAGTGGCTTGTTGCTGGCATATACGAGTCCGGCTCCACCGGCACCGAATTTTTTAATTACGGTACTCATATCCAGAAAATGTCTTGGTTATTCAATTGAAAGATCAACCTGTTATGAACAGCGTAGCGCTTTCCTGTCTGATTGCAACGAATTCCAATCATTTCGTGGTCCTTGCAGTTTGGAGGAATCCCACAACCGCTGGCCTCTGGAAGGTCGATCAGTTCGCCACCGGTTTGTTCGGTGCGGTTACACGTTAGGAACATAACTTGAAAGTGTCCGTTATTGTCGCGGAAGTCCTTATGCCTGATCTCCCTGAGCGCTAATTTTAGTTCTTGCATGGCACGAAGGTCGCAAGGAAGTCACGCCTGGTAAACGACAGGATATTTAAAGAAAAGCTACTTTATATTTCAAGTAGAATGATATATTTGTTTTATGACCAAAAGAGAAGCATTCGAACACTTAACCTCTCAGCGGGGCTGGTATAAAGAGCTGGATATCCCGGAAAAGACAGCAAATTCTGCGAAGGTGTCTTTTAGGAAGGGACAACTTTCTTCCGATAAAATTGATGAAATTCTGCTCAAGGCTGGATATAGAATTATCCAGGTTGAACTTTGGGAACAACGTGAATTAACTAAATAATATATACTTAAAATCTAAATCAAATGGCCAAATTTATTACCGTTCCTAAAACAGGAGACGGGCGAGAAGTCTTAATAAACATTGAAAATATTACCCACGTTAGAACTAGTGAAGCGGGAACCAGTATTTTTGTCACAGCGCCTAACCATCAAGGTCAGAGCCACATCATCACAAGTGATGATTATGAAACAGTAAAGAATAAAATTCTTTATGTCACTAAGTAAAGATATAAAAGCCTCACGTGAGGCTTTTTTTTTGTTCTACTGATGCTTTACGGTATCCCGTAATTAAGGTAAATTTCTTTTCACTTACTTGCGGTCATGGAACTAAAAGTATTGAACTGGAGAAAATCTAAGGGACAAAAGTCCTTTATTCTAAATGATGAAAGCGAATTTGGACTTACTATTATTGCTATAAAACTGGATGGGAGCAAGGAACGTTTTCAAAATGTCAGCCGGATCCGCTGGGAGTGGGAGGGAGAGCGAGTAGATCTGCATAGCGATCTGTGGGGTTGTGGTTGCGGCAGAAACTTTAAGAAAGGCTATAAGCAGGTAATGGTGACCAAGGCAAAAGGAAAAGTCAACAGTTTTGAAGAGCTGCTGTTCGGCGACATTGAGCCGGTCGACAGCCAGAAATAGCACTCTGGCCGGGCACGTCTTTTTTGCAGATCCTTCATTTGCAAAACAAGATACACTATAAATAAACGCGATAGAGAGAAGCATAGCGGATCGGAATACCGCTGGACCAGCCCGCAAAAATGCGGGCCCAATGATCATCCCTTAAATCAGGCCTTGATCACCGAAGCTGTAAAAACCATTTTCGGTAATGATGAGGTGATCAAGTACATCTATATCCAGAATTTTACCTGCTTCGATCAGCTTTTTAGTAGCGTGCATATCGTTCGTACTTGGGTTTATATTACCGCTGGGGTGATTATGGGCAAGTATTAAACAAGAGGCATTTGCTTTCAAAGCAGCTTGGAAGATTAGTTTTGTATCAACATAGACGGCAGCTGTGCCGCCAGTACCGATATTAGCTACCCCTAAAACTTTATGTGCGCGGTTAAGCAGGAGAACCTTAAAAGATTCCCTGTAGGTTAAGAAATCCCATTGCTGAATAAATATTTTATAAGCGTGTGAGCTTTGATTGATTGTTTCTGATTCTGAAAAGGTACGTGTCGGCTGATAATTAATTGTGATTTCCGCTATATTATGCATGGTTTCGGCTCTTAGTTGTTTAGGAATTGATCAAGTTCAAAATAAAGTTTTTCGGGGTTTTCAAAAGCCAGTTGCTCGGCGTAGCCTTCCCAATAAATTTGGTCAAGGATGAAAAAAAATTGTTCGTACATTGCAGGACTCATTTATTTTAGATTTTTTTAGCGCACCGGGGTTCAGAGTTCCGGTGCGCTTTTTTGTTAGTTAGGGAGAACCAATTCGGCTTCGATCTCACCCAGTTTATTTTTCATGCGCGTAGAAAGAAAATCTACTGTTTCACTGATCAGCGTAGGGTTGGCGAGCGTGAACTTTCCGTGACGGTCGTCAGTGATCACCAGTGTGCAACCCTGATAAGGATTATCCTTATTCAAATCTTCCTTGGCCAATTCGATCTCTAGAGAGTTGAGCAGGTCGATATACATGTCAAGGCGATCCCGGAACTTCATTTTCATGTACAGGCGCTGAACAACGGATATCGTTTCATCCAGATTTAAAGTTTTTTTGGTTTCCGAGCCGATGACCTTGTAATCTTCAGAGGGAACATTTTTGGCTTCTGCATTTTGAACGATCACTAAAGTTTGCTCGTTTCCTTCGGTTGGTAACACGGCTACTGTAGGCGTGTTAACTTGTTTTCTTGCTTGTTTCATAGTATAAATATAAGAAAAACTACTTGAAATTTCAAGTAGTTTTGTGTTTTTTATTCATTTATTTTTATCTCAAAAATTCCGGAAAATTTTCTCTCAATTCATTGATTTCTAATAAACTATCGAATATGAGACTTTTTTCAAGTCTCATATTTGTGTTTAGAGACCCCCGCCTGCCCTATGGCGAAAAGGCAATTGCCTTTTTGCTGTTCCCATGTAATATGAAGTGCCCCCTTAAACGCAAAAACCCCCTCAAAACGGTGTTTGAGAGGGTTTTTAACCTTGATTTGTGTCTTTAAGGCACGATTTATCTGCCTAATCGAGGTCGGGCAATGCTAATGCCCCCGATCATGGTGAGTGCCCCATACTTGCCCACCGCCAAGGTGTCGTGGGCATCGGAGAAGTGGGTCGTGGTACGCTGATCAATTGCATGGTTCTTTTCGTCGACCTTCTTCTTCTCAAAGCCATTGCGCCCCTGAATCAGGTCAGCCCCATTGAGAGACTGGATTAGCCAATTGCAGTGGTGACGGTTATACCAGAAGCGGGGGAGCATGGGATGATCCCCCTTGTGTGCGTAGCCCCAGAACTTATACCGGTCGTCGTGCCCCGGCTGTTGGCCGATATCCATCTCGATCACATGCCAGCCATAACCACGTAATACACGGCATACGATCTTGTAGTATTCCTCAACCCTTGGATCTGTTCCCTTGGCGGTATGATCATAGTAGTAATAGACCCGCTTATCGCAATGGAACCGGTAGTAGTGTGCCCACTTATCCAGCAGATCCTCGAACTTACTGTTCTGGTCAATGGACATTGCGGAAAGGAACTGATAGTTACGCGCGTCTTTCTCCTGGCCAGTAACGATACCATTGAACCAGGCACCATAGTCCATAGAGATATCCAGAGGCTGGAAATGATCGACATCACCATCCTGACGGCTATCCAGATTCTCGAAAGCATCTACATTATAGCCCGATTTATCATCGATCAGGCTGCTCAGGAACTCATTGTTAAAGGAGGTATAAGAATGGATCTTATCATCAAAGAACGGATAAAAGCCCCCAATGATCTTCTTAGGGCGGATGTTCTCAATCTCGATGTCATACTCTGAGGGAAGCAGGATCCGCTTTTGATCGGTAAACCATTCAGGCGGGAGGTTATGCGCATTGAGCTTCGAAGGACCGGTAATCCACAGGTACTCCTTCGAAAGTTTCTTGGCCAGCTCTTCATATTCGAAAATCCATTCAGCCTTGCGGATCCTGGGCATAGAGCAATACATACTTAACCGCCGGTAAGTTCGGTGCTTGCCAAACCGCGCATATTCCCCACGCATGGTAGGAATAACCTGGCTCTGAAACTTCCCGGAATCAATATCCTGAGCTTCATCGAGCATCCCACTTGAATAGTTAGCTCCCCTTGAGTTCGCCTCCTGGGAAAGTAGATCATAGACGGTTCCATTGTAGAACTGAATGGAATGCTTAAAATCTCCAGGCGGCTCATATGCTTCTTTCCATTTCCAATTTCTGGGCGCTTGCCTGCCAATGAAATAATGCAGGTTCTTTTTGAACCCGATCATATCCAATGCTTTGATTGTCGATGGAAGTGTCCTGGTTAAGATCTGCTGGTAAGTTTCGCCCAGGATAAAGTTCTTGGAGCGCGGCATATCATACACCACGTTTTTAATATCCAATGCCGCACCGGTAGATTTACCACCGCCACGACCAACCTGCACAACCCGGGTTTTTTGTGTAGCGAGCTCCAGCATCAGCTGCATTGGGTTGAGCAGGATCTGCTTAACCGCTTTCTGACTGACCATGAGAGAGCATTTGAGTATCGTTAACTATTATGGCGTCTTCAGCAACAGCAGCCATCGCATTGGACATATCTGTAAGATCTACGCGCCCTCCAGAAATCATTTGTTCAATTACCGATAGGTAAGCAGGTGGCAGGCCAATCACGTATTCGTGTGGCTCGAGCTGATCGAAATCAGGAAGATCCGGATCGGTCGTGTTGACACCATTGATCCTGGCAATTGCCAAAGCCGCTTTGGTCATTCCGTCCTCGTTATTCTTCGCCCGGGCGATGCCATAGGCCTCACTTACCATTTCTGTAGTTAAATGCTTAATACCGTCTTTAGAGGCTTTGGCGAAGTCCCCGAAAAGGCTTATCGCATTTGCACAATCACGGTAGGCGGTGGCACGGCTGAGGCCGGGGAACCGCTTTCGGAGAATTGCAGTAGCATCGGCATAGCTGTTGTAATTTCGCATCAGGGTGAATGCTTCCATCCACCTGTCGAGCGTGTTTTTGTCATGATCACTTAGCGTAGAAATATCCCCAGAGGGATCCTTCATGTAATTGGCGATCTTGTCATATTGAGAGAGTTTACCTAGAAGTTTCATTATTTTTTGAGATCGTTAATGTGAACCTGTTCAGCGATTTTTTGCTCGATAGTCATGGCCGGAGACGAGAGCTGCTTACTGAGCTGGATCACACTTGCATGAAACTCTGCTTTCCGGAGCAACCGGCCTTTCTGAAATTCTTTATGCGCAGCGCTGTCCTCATCCTTCAGATCAACCAGGTCAACACCGGTGATCACCGATATTTCCTTAGCGCTCATGTACTGGTAAGCGAAGCTGAAGACCTCTTTTAAGATATCTGGATTATTCATGAGCAAATTCCTCCATAATCCACTTGATATTGGCGTCAGCCAAATTTTTATCGTTGATGATCATTCCAGTTTCCCTCCGGGGGTTGCGGGTCATATTGGCAGATCCTATGATGGTTACCTGGTACTCATCGTTCTGGATCACTACCACCTTAGCGTGACATTTACAAAGCCTGAGGTTTTTAAAAGCAGCTGTGGCCTGCTGATAGATTTCCGGTTTTCGGTTACGGATACCCTGATCCAGTACGGCATGCACAGACTGCAGGCGGCCTTCATCCTGCCAGGCCTGCATTGCCCGGATCGCATCTGCAGAGATCGACCAGGTACTGAAGTAGAGCTGTGCCGGACCAGTCGCGTTAAGCAAAAATTCTATAAGTTGAATATTGCTCAGCGCCCCATTGGACATGATGTAGATGTTCTCATTGAGCGATACTGCGCCAATGGCTTCACCGAGCAGATCCTGATCAGCCCCAGACAGGCAGCTAAATTCATACTGAGCGAGATTCGTAGACACAAGTTTCTTTGCAAGATCCTTAGGTTCGAAAGTTTGGATATCGCCATGCTTAAAGAGTTGCATTTGCCATCCTTTCTTTTACCTGAGCAAGCCGCTGTTCGTGTTGCTCCAGCTGGAGCGTGAATTTTAGTTTCTTATCCGCATTCTTAGCCTCGAGGATTTTCTTTTTCGATTTGGTGATATAAGTGGGCAGGTTTTTGGATTCCTTAAGCAGGTCTGCAAAGGAGAGTGCTGCCGCATCAAAGGTCGGCTCAGGAGCAGCTGGCTCCGGGAGCACGTCATCTTTCACAAACTTGTCCAGCGTAGCCCAGGACTCATTGACTTTGTCCATGAGGTTTAGGATCTGCAGAGCAGCTGTGAGCCGGTGCTCTCTGCTGTCCATAAATGGAACAGATTGGTGAAGCTTCCGCGCCTGGGCGAAGTTGTGATTTTTCTCATCCCGGATATCCAGGATAAGTTCGGGCGCTCCCTTCAGATCTGTTTTACCTTTCTCGGAAATGGGAGCGGCCGGGACATAATCCGGGACTGTGATCGGTTTTGGCGCCAGATCGGCGCGCGAGTTCAGTTCCTGCAGAGCGAGCTGCAGTTTGTTCATGTGAAAGGATCCACTGCCGCTACTAATGATGGCGAGAATTACGGGATTGTCCCCATATTGCTCATAAAGAAGTTTACCATGTTGAAAGCGCCTGGCAGGATCCTGTAACCATTGGGTTATAGATGCAATTGCCATACATCAAAAGTGGCAATTGCATCATTCTTGGTAAACGACAGGCTATTTTTTAGTATTTATTAGCATGAACCGTTCTACATCGAGTGTAAACTCCTCACTGATATGGACTCCATACTCCCTAATAATTTGCGGGTCCACAGCAAACATATTTGGGTCACACCATATTTTACAATCTAAATTTGTCATGAAAATTGGAAAAACTATTGATATGTAGGTCTCAGGATTATTTAAGGGAATTGATCCAACAACCGTCAAATTATGTTGGCTTGTCGGTCCATCCTCCATTGTCGTTACAGATAGTTGACCCTGCTGATCCGATCCAACTTTGAATCGTGCGGAAGACAACAAATACAGTATTGACATGCAAATCTTGTCTGATTGAGCTAAAAATTGAGGTTTATTTATTCGGATTTTTTCCTTTTCCAAAATTTGACAAAAATCTTTTAAAAAGAGATCCTGCTCAGTTAGAGGTTTTATTTCAATAAAGCGAACCATTTCAATGATAAGTTCAGAAAGTGGTTTCGTCATATTTTTAAAATAGGACATCTTCAGTACTTCATTTTCCTCGATTTCCTCTATATATTTCTGAGCCTCCTTCTTTTTGATCTTTTGGCTTTTGAAAAAAGATTGATCTAGTGATTTCAATTTTGTTAAAAGGTAATCTTTAATAAACGAGGGAAAAATTCCGTTTATATTAAACTGTTTCTGTGGAGAGTTGAATTCATGAAGGTACAACATTGAGTAATATATCAAATCTAGTTGATCCTTCACTAATCCTCGATCTCGCTCCCCATTATGTGCAACGAAGTGTGCAATTTCATAAAAAGCCTTATAGGAAAGGATTCTTGATGATTCCCTCATTGTCATAATGAGATTTTCAACATCTAAATAATCAAACTTGCCTGACTGAATCCGATCAACGAGTACCTGAGCTTTTATTAATTCCCTATTTTCCATATGCTAATATGGACATATTTATGAAGATTATTCAGCCGGATTTATCAACCAATAATGTTTATTGTTGTGTTCATTCCTGGCATAAATGAAATGCAGATCCTCGAAGATCCGCAGGATTTGCTCCGGGTCTTCGAAGTAACCAGGCAAAGACTCGTTAACAGCAATGATTAGCTGCTCAGTAGTCATAGGCAATTCGCATTCTTCCCAACTTTCTGCAGGCCGGTAGATCTGCTCGACTCTTTGATAAAGAACACTATTTGGGAATTTCTGTTGATTGTCCATATTAAAAACGGTAAGGCCTGCTACTGAATATTCACACATCCATCGGCCGCTTTTTGCCGAAGCATTATAGCAAGCCCGCGCCTTACCGTTTATACGGTGTAGGCGGATGTGTGATCATGAAATTCAGTAGCAGGGCAAACTTAATAAAAAAAACCCGACCATTTACGGCCGGGTTCGAGTAAGAAAAACAGAAATAAAAGAACTATGGAGCGTTAATTTTTCTTTTTAAGTACCAGGTACGGAAAACCAATTCTAACCAGGGCATCTGCTTCCTTCAGGTCAATTGTTGTGAGATCGAGTTCGCCATAATTGGCAAACTGATATTTCCCAGGGCTAAGCCCGACCAATTTGTACTTTGCTGATACTTCAGGTAATAGTTTCATAATTATCCAGGTTAAACTGCAGGTGCCAACAGAGCAGCGATAGGCAGGGTGTAAATTGGTGGAGGGGTAGCTCCAGAGGCTTTGTAGGTAGTGATCGTTCTACGGGAATCAGCGATTTTCTTACCTGAAGTGTAATCACCGGCATCCAGATAAGAAGGATCCTCCAGAGAGCCCAGAACACGAAGTTTCGCGTTCTTCTCTTTTACCAGCCATACAATTGGCCTGTTTGCAGATGCAGCATGGAAACCAACTGCTTTGGCATCATTCCCAGGGTGGCTGATCTCGAATGTATTTTCCCATCCTTTACCATCACGAGGACCGACAAGCGTGCCTTTCAGCTCGCTTTCTTCCAGGGTACCATAATATTCATGAAACTGTTTTCCTTGTTTCATCACAATTGCTGCAGTATAATTCACCAAACTTTCGTGGGTGGTTGCCGTCTCCGAATCGGCCAGGGTTGGAAAAGACAAAATGTCCTCTACGTAGGCATAATAAGCCTTTGTAGTTCCTGCAGGGTTGTATCTTCCTGAAGGATATAAAATTGATTCACCGTTCATTTTAAATTGAATTGAGAGCGTTAATAATTAATTGATTTCTACCAGGGCACCGGATTTGCGTTCCAGCATTTTTTCCAGCTGAGCATTATCCTGGCTAAGTTCCTTCGCCGTTTTAGAGCTGCCATTATAAAGAAATGTATCCCCAACCAACAAGTACTTTGCTTTTTTGATTACAACTACGATTCCTTCAGCACCGTGCTCTTCCTGAGCCTGGAGCTGAGCGGAAAGATCACCAATGGTGACAATAGCCTCAGCTGATACAGCTTTCTCTTTTTCCAGATCTGCAACCAGGGATTTGACTTTGGCGGACTCCTGATCAAGGGATACCTTTAATGTTTTCGCTTTATCTTCAGCAAGCAGTTTTGCCTCGAGCGCGGCAGCTAGAGCAGGGTTGATCTGGGAGATATAGGCATTCGCCTTTTCCAGATCTTCAAATTTTTCTACGATTTTCATGTAAGTAAGGTTAGTCCCGGACTTTTGTCCGGGACAGTTAATAATTAGGTGAGTGATACGTCAGTGCGGAATACCAGGTTATTTGACCAGAAACCAACACCTTTATGGAAGTCAGTAAGGGCGTTAACCTCCCTTTTATCAGCCTGAACATCGAATGTGCTCTGATTTTTAGGGTTTTTGTTTGCAATGATCCTGTTGTCTTTAGGAGTGGCAAACATTGTGGTGTGACCATTCATTGAAGGAAGTCCTTGAACCTTAATGTCAAAATCCATTAACTTCAACAAATCAGAAGATTGAGCATAGTGCATATTGTACTTAGCGCGCATTCCTTGTTGGAACAGGAGGGCCTGTGTGCTATTCATCGCCACTGCGTCAATTTTGCCCCTGATCAGTTCGGGAATATTCTTGATGAAATCCTCAACATATTCAACGTGTAGAACAGGATCAGTCGAGACGGCCCCCATAGTGATCACTTGTACTCCTGTGCCTTTTAGCTTTTCCTTAACGCCATTCATAGCGGTACGCGTTGCACCGGCAGTTCCTGCGACGATAGCTACTTTTTTACCGTGGAAGATCTCTTCGTTTTCCAGATCCTCCTGGTACTTAGCGAGCACCAATTGCTCCAACCAGAATTTAACCAGGGGAGTGTCTTTTGGCGTCTGGGCATTTTCAACCAGGAAACCTAACCATGATTCCATAATGTCGTGAGGCAAGATGGAAACGTCAATTTTCATGTGGTCCAGATTGATGACATTTGGGGTGAATGTCGTGTCACCAATTTTTGTGAATCCACTTTGGTAAGACTGGAGCACACGAGAAATGTACACGTTTGCCAGCTCTAGCCTGGTCGAATCCGTCAGTCTGGGGGTGAAGAACTGTTCGGTTACTGAAGGCTGCATTAATTTGATCCTGATATCCTTCAGGTTCTGGCTACCTTTTTTGTAGTAGTTGCCATACTCTGTGAGGATGTCAGTGATCGTCACGTTACCAAATGAACCACGAAGATCCATGCCTTTAGGAACGATGCTGAAGACAGCAAATAATGCTGCAACCATCAAAATAATAAAATCGGATGCACCTGCCGTAAATGCCAGGGTAGCACCCATCAGTGCTGATACTGCGGCTCCGCAGATCAAAGCGAGCGTTAATGAAATTTTCATTGATTTGTTTTTGAGAGTGTTAAAAGAGAGCGTTAATTGTTTTTGAGAGGTTAATTAAGAGCGTTAATTTGAGAGCGTTAAATATTTAAATTCCTAAAAATTCATTTGCGTACTGGTTGTGGGGGAGGTCGTCGATGTTATCTCCTGATGTATCTTCATCAGCATTCAAATCTTTACCTCTAGACTGGGAGTTGATTGCTCCTGCATTTTTTCCAAATGCCTCAACCTTGCTTTGCAGGTCTGCGATCGTTGTGTTCGCAGTAGCCAACTTGCCTTCAATCTCAGATTTAGCGGTGTTAGCATCCTTAAGCTGTGTATTCAAATTAGAGTTTGCTGTTTGCAGCGCATCTCTGTCAGCCGATACAGATGCAGCTTCTGACAGTATCGTTTCAGATACCAGCGAAACATGGGTGATACCGGCTGCAGTTAATTCTGCATTTGCCAGATCCATTTGCTCAGCAGTCGGCACTTCAATGCCGGCCAGAGCCTTGATGTTGTCAATTTTCATATTACTTTCGGGTTTTACTATAGTAGTTTTGTTCTTAGACAGGTCTTTAACACGGGATTTTGCAAATTCAAAATCACCGAGGTGGTCAATAAGGCCGAGCTCCTTTGCTTCAGTAGCCAGGAAGGTTTCGCCTTTAAATATTCGCTCATCTGCTGACAGATTTAAGCGGTTTGCCGCAACATCATCGATGAAGTCCTGGTTCATTGGATCAATCCAGTTCTGCCTCATAGGTTTGTAATTGCCTTTAAGGGCTTCACGATGGGTATTATTTTTAAGTGTAGATTTAGTAGCGTAAACATCATGGAATTGCACCCCTAACTTTTCCAGTGCAGGAATAATGTTCTGTAAAGGCACAAAGGTTCCAATACTGCCGATAATGGAGCGTGGATGATCCACTACGATTTCCTTAGCATGGACACCAATACCTAATGCAGCACTTGCGACGATATTACCACCAAGTAGTACAACCGGCTTTTTGAGCTTATCCATCACGTCCGTAATAGGTTTCTGTGCATAGGATTGACCACCGCCACTTTCCATCTTAAATACCGTACCGATAAAGTTTGGATTGGAGTCAATCCTCTTCAATTCTGCCGCCAGATCAAGTGTGCCACGCGGTCCGCAAAATTGCGAGTACTTCATCACCATTCCATTCAGACTCAAAACAGCGATAGCGCCTTCTGGCGCCTCTTCCAAATTACTGTTCTGCTCTGGAGCTTCCTCATCATCATCATCGAAGGATGAAACGAAGTAGGACCGGCTAAGTGATCGCTTTTCAGAATTTTCAATTCCATCAAATTGCGGAGTCTCCCCACGTAATAACGCGGCAAGTAACGGAAGATATGTATATGCATATTCCGGATGAACCGCCCATGGTTCGTGTAATCCTAGATGTGAGAAGTAATCGCTTTTCATTATGATACAAAAGTCAGCAGTTCAAAAGCCCTGGTAAACGACGATAACTCACACATTATAGACTGGAGCACGGAAAATACATTGAGTTTTAAATGAAAACTGGAAACCTTTGCTGTCAGCCCGACCGGTACCTGAGTTGAAAGATGACAAGAAAGTCAGCGGATATCCATGAGATCCGCAGACCCTGAGCTGGCCAAGAGCATCAGTGATCAGGACCAGGAAAGGCTGACGATCCATTTTGCTCATGAGCCGGATGAGATCCAATTTGTCCCCGGGAACAAAACCTGATATTTCCGGATCGTAAATGGTACCGTTTTCCGAATCAGTACCTGGTTCATTGAAATTCAGCGTTTCTGCAGTGGCATAACCGTCAAGCCAGGAAAGACCTGGAGAGAAAGTGAATGGCTCGGTGATCTCCGAGTCCCTGATCAACGGTTGATTGATCACTTGGTAAGCAGGCATAAATTTGAAATGGCGTAAACCTCCGGGATTGTACAGCCATTTAGATGGGAAACTTGTAATCATACCCAAAGGAACGGCCAATAATTCCCTTGGTAAACGACAACAAAAAAGGGCTCAAATAAGCCCTTTCTGGTAACCGACAATTGTATGGTAAGATTTTTAAAATATTTTTTGATTAATTCATCCGGAAACTTGGCAGACGGTGACGATTGCGTTCCCACATTTTCTCCAGTGTCTTAAAGGGAAGGTCATCCTCAGTAATGTCGTATTTTTCACGGAAAGCAAGGAGGCGAGGCTTTATCTCACCTTTTTTGCCTGTGACCCACGGGCCAATGCAAAACATCATCTGATCAATGAAGTCCTCCTGAAGGAATTTGTTAAACCAGTACTGGTGCGCAATGCTTATAGTAATACCAAAATTCTTTTCATAAAACTCAGGAATCGACACCATGATCTTGTCTGGTTTGTCCCCGATCTTATAACGGTTTTCGGCATCTGTGAGCATTAACGATTTTGATCGTAACGAATTTAGTAGGAAGCTAGAGTACTTATTCTTGTGCGAGAGTACAAGATGAGGCTCAATGGCGCATTTGTTCGCCAGGTAACTTTTAAGGTGTGGCTTAATCGCCACCGGTAAAACTAATATCATCCCTATGATTGATTTACTCAAATTTAGCTAAAGTTATTGGCATGTAAACCGACAATGTTTAGGCGTGAAAAGGAATAATTCAACAAAATCTCCAAATTTCAATCTATCCTTATGATTTGGTGAAAAAGTGCTCCAATGTTCCTAAATGCTCCAACTGTTCCTAAACGCTCCTAAAGCCTTTTTACTATAAAATATATCTTTATTATACTTTAAATACTATATTAGGAACATCTGGAGCTTTAGGAGCAGATTTCAGTGTTTTTGTAATCTCGCTATTAAAAAGTTAATTTTTGGAGATTACCCCTCTTTAAATGCCAATATGGGCATATGCGATTTCTGAAAACAAAAATCTCCAAATTTTAACATTTCCAGATTTTCGGGGTAAAATGCTCTTTTTCATTAGGAAGCATTAGGAACGTTAGGAACACCCTTGATAAGTTATTTTCTTGCTTACTAAATACTTTAGTATAATTGCGCTCATGTCAAGAGATTTAATCGCATTTAACGCCGCAGATGGCGAAAAATTATTAAAGGTGGAGCTGAGCCAGTCATCAGGTGGTGGCGGCAGCTATGGAATCTATATTGATGGTTTGTGGTATGGAAGTCTAAATTATCGATCGGGTAGGTGGGTAGCATTGCCTCATCAGCAGTACTATTTCATGAGAGATGATATTGATGCCTTACTGGAAATAATGGAGCGGGAGCGGCCTGATGGCAAATAAAAAAGCCCCGATCGATGAGATCAGGGCTTGAATGGCTACTTTTTTACATTACGAATTGTTATCACGGAATCAAATGCCAGCTTGGGGGGGCTATCGGGAATGGTTCGGCGTCGTTCTTTTACTGGCTGATCGGGCTCCGTTGATTTGGTACAGGCGTAGACTATGGCAATGCAAACGAGTGCAAAAATTATTTTATTTTTCATTTTGCGGTATTCGATTTTTTATAATCAACTCTAATTGATTCTTCTATTTCAGCCCTCAGTTCCGCAAATACTGATTCTATTTTATCGTCTGAGAGTTCAGAAACAGGAAGGCCACGCGAAAATTTGTATTTCACTCCATCAGGTTGAAAAAAGTGTTTATCGGTAGAGGTTACAGTAAGCCATATATTATTCTTACCAGCTTCATCATCTTTTGATAAGCTGTTGTCGTACTTTCTGGTTTTTGAAGGTACTTTTTCTGGTCTTGGTCTTCTCAGCCTTATAAGTTCGATTGCTGTAATGACAGTTAAGATCACGAGTGCGATTGTTTGGATTGTTGTTTTGTCCATAATTTATAATTATTACATTTGTCCTGAGAGCGTTAATTAAGATTGAGACGGGGATGCAGCACCAAACTGCATTCCCGTTTTGCTTTAAGGGGTTTCTGATCTGTTGCCTGTTCTTTCACGGAATTTTTTCTTTACTTCATTAGGATCAGTGCCGGGTCTGACGTACACCACCGTCTTTGCATCAAGCCTGACAGGAACCAATTCAGACTCATCTATTATTCTGGTAGGCAAAACCAGCTTCTTCTCCTGCTCATAGAAGATCCGCTTTCTCTCTTTTTCCTTTTTCGCTTCTAGTTTTTGCTGTGCCCGTTTTATTTCCTCAAAAGCGCGTGCCGATTTTAAGGCCTCCTTTTTTTGCTTTTGTTGCTCTGACTGTTTTCTCTGTTTTGGTTTATTCTCCTGAGCCAGTTTTCTACTTGCATTCGCAGTAGCTTCGATCGCTTTGTTAAGTTGATCATTTAAAATCTTAAAATCTGATTCTAGTTTTTCAATTGCTGGATTGGTGGTAGGAGGAAGACGAAACATAGCGCCATACGCGCTTGTAGCTTTTGCAAATGGGGAAGTAAGCCTTTTAGCTTTTCTTTTAGCCGGTTCCATATCATTTTTGGGCAATAAAAGCCTGCACTTTTACCATTTCTATCTGGGCCTTGCCAATCTCAATGATACTTTTTACCTGTGCGTTGATGGATTCCGCCTGTGGAATAAATTTTGGATCGTTCTCAACCTGTGATATGTTCCTCATTAGCTGATCAACCAGCTGCCCAGACTTATCACCCAGTATTGATCCTGCGAACACTGAGTTCTGGATCATCGCAACGCCTTGTTCTTTTGATTCGTTATTTTCCATTTTTAATTGCTCTTTGAAGTAAAATTTGATGTCTTTTTAAATTAATGAATTCGGGATGTTGGAGTATTTTGTCTTTTAACTCGGGATCTACTTGACGTCCATTTTTCGCCATTAGACCAGCGACATAGGTATCGGGAAGGTTTAAACATCCTGAGTTTCGTCTGGCGTTGTCTGCTTTCGTCATCAAAATCCAATTGCTAACATCGCAATTCAGGTAGTCACCATCTAAACAAGCTAGAATATGTCCATCAGGTATAGAGCCATTTACACGCTCCCAATTATGTATCTGGAGTTCCTTCCAGACGCCTTTGGCTATTCGGATAAATTTGGCAGGGACTAATTTACCACGCCACTTCCTATCCCTTACGGTGATCTTGCCATCAAAAGTGGTATTGTGATTTACGTTACCTTTTTGGAACCTAGTTGATAAAGTCCGGGCAATCGCATCTGGAGACATAAACTCCGTCTGCTTTTTTCCTTTATTAACTGGTTCATCGCCTGTTTTAAACTGATTGGCCATTCGCCGTTCCTGTTTAATTCCTTCAGGTATAACCAAACCTAATCTTTTCACCCTTTTAAAAGCTGTTGATTCGGAAAACCCAAGGATTTTCGCCATTCGCTTTACCGGTATCGTTAGATAATTATCAATTATAAATTGGTCCTGCTCAGGTGTCGCTATGGTTTTTCCTCTTTGCTTCGCGCTCTTGAAGCTTGTTACAATTTCAGGGGGCACAATCAGGCTGTTAGCCTTTTTATATCGAGACACCACTGCTTTTGTTAAGCCAGTAGCCTTAGCCAGATCGGGGCTACCCATTTTTAAAAAGTTATCCTGGATAAACTTTTCTTGCTCTGGAGAGATCACTGCCTTTGCCATTACACTATCTCCTCAACTGAAAAATCATCGTGGCTGATTTCGACATTGTCGGTATAAGTTATTTTTATACCCATACTACCGTCCATTTTACACCAACCTTCACGATTGTCAAATTCGTCAATCACACCCTCTTCGGTGTAATTATGCTCAGTCAAGATGTAAAATATCTCTCTCGCTAGCTGCTGCAGAAAGGTCGTGATGACATTACCCTTATTTTGTTTTAGCCGATTTTTACCACCGATCCAAAACAAGATGAGCTCCTTCATCATCTCTACAGTAGCAATGTTATCATCAATCTCAACGGTACATTCCCACCAATGGCCTGAATATTCCATCTTATACTTCTTCATTTATCACCTCCTTCCCATCAATCCGATCTATAGCCCTGTTAAGAAGATCGAATATTTTATTCACCTGTTCCCCTCCACCAAATAGGCCGACATTGTCCAAAATATTGGTTCTTACCTCATGAAGTTCATCTTTAAGGGCCAATAGCCGGCGGGATACTGTATGGCACTTCTCATCTGACCAGCGAAGCTGCTCCTTCAATTTATTTCCGTAATCCGTGGCCAGCACTGAGTCATGCATCGTTTTTCCCCAGGTAGTTACTACTGCAGATAGTTCTTCTCTGCTCCAGCTGAAGATGATTACTTGATCCTTTTTAAATCTCTCACCGATCAGAGCGGCTTGCTCTACCGGTACCGGTGTATTTTTTGCCATTATTTCTTGATTTAGGTTTGCTTTTTTTCTGAACCTCGACTTCGATCCACATGGTAGTTTGTCCTGCCAAGTTTGTATCAGAATGGATGTTCCAAACTTTAACTGCGCGGTATCCAGTATTGTCAGTTATAGCCTGTTTTATTCGAGTTTTGACCCCCATCTCTATTGAACCAGTTCTTTTTTAAACCATTTTATACCGGCCTTAAAATCTTCTGATATGGATTTTACCTCCTCGGGATTAGTCTTGAATTGACTTCCCAATACATCTTTCGCATGCTCCTTGGCAGCGTCATTGATTTCTTTCTGAGTAATTTTCTTCATTTTTGCTTTCTATTAATTTTACATGTAGCATTTGCCCGGGCCACGAACCCGGGCTTTTGCTTGTAGTTAGTTTTGTTTTTTGAAAAGCTCGTTGTAGGTTTCCATTTCTGCTTCTAATTTCTGCAGGCCTTTTTCTAAGATGTTAACTTGGGAACTGTCGAGCTCATCGAACATATCACAACTTATTTTTAATGCATTGCTAACTTCAGGGAGACCTCTCGAAACATCAGTTACTATTTTGCCGAACGACTGATGATCCTGCGCCCTTTTCAGTTTTTTTCTAACGTCTTCCGTAATCTTTACTAGTAACTTAAATTCTTCTGCTGATTTGTTCATGTTTATTTGTTTATGATCCGGCTACCGCTACTACCAGCGCCAGAATGATTAATAAAATAATTGCTCTCATTTTTGCCCGTCTGGTTCTCTGTCAGAAAAATAAGTTTGGTTGGCTGATCTTCTCCTGGTAATGATACCGGTGAGCCGTTCAATTTTTTCTCTTTTCGTGTTGCCCACATCACTCAGGCATTCTTTCAGTAGCTGTGCAGATTCCAGCAGCAGCTCATCAGCTTTTGCGCCGATCTCCAGAGCATCGCTCAGCCTGATCATCGCGCCACTCGCATGTTGTCTTAAAGACTCTTGGATTGTACTCATGGTTATTATTTAAAAATTTGTTTGAAAACATTAGTTTCGACAAGCTTCACTATCTCGTCATAGGGTTTCACTACTGGCTCCGACTTACCATACTGGAGCATTGTCACCTCTTTAGGTGCGTTAATCGGGTATAAGGGCTGTACGTCCAAAATAACCCAGGTTCTGCCTCTTATATCCTGATACCAAGTCTGGAGTATTACCTTCGGCCTGTCAATTGCATTTTCATTTTTCATAGCAGCACGATTTGAACGTTGTAGCCTATTTTCAATAGCTGATTAATCCAGTATCGGTCACCATCGGGGATTTCCTCAAACGTTGCGTAGGGGATATCCACCGACATTTTGTCCGGATCGATTGGATATTTATTTTTAAGTTGACGGTGTATATAATATCTCCTTTTAGCAATTGCTAACTTTTTTTCTTCCTTTTCGGAAGTTGCAAAAGCCAACTTGAAAGATTCTACCATTGCCTCGCTTCTGGTAGGCTGGTATGAAAAAAGTTCCAGCTGGTTTGGTACAAATATTTGCGCTGCAGTGTTCATGTTAGAAGTCCATTGGGTCAACAGGTTGGGTATATTCTATGGTCGAGACCTCAAGCGTTCTGAGATTGCCATTCACAGATAAGTGTCCTGTGAGTTTCACTGGGGTATGAATTCTTAGCTTATCAGCTACTTGAATGTCGCTATAAAAACATTTCGTATAGAGCTGTTTTGTAACTGGTATGCCACTTTCAGTAATCAATTCTGTCGAGAAGAGTTTAAAAGTTAACCGGCTTACCCCCAGTGTACTGATAGCTGCTGCATCTGAAACCAATTTACCGGTGATGCTTGTTTGTTGGACTTCGTCCTGATCATTAAAACGCTCAAGGTTTGCGTTCAGCATATCGTAGTCGAATACGAATGAACTTGTATTCGTGGCGCCATTCCTCTTGCCCCGAAAGCCCCCTGAGGGACTATTCCCAATGTAGCTTGGCTGTTCCTTCATATAGATCAAAATTGTATGCAGATCGATTCCTCGTTTACCGATCTTTCTCATTTCACTCATGTAAAGTGTATGCACTGTGTTCAACCTCAGGAAGAGCAGCTTCTTAGGATCAGAAAAGGTTTTCCTTGTTTTCTCTTCGCGATCGGCGGCAATGATCACATCACTCTTGGTTTCAACCTTAAAATGATACCCTTGTTCAATGAGCTGCTGATCAATCAGGAACTCCAGCATTTGCCAGAATCCGCTCAGGGCATTACTTTCATTAATTATCAGACTAAGCGATTTAATACTCTTCTTGCACAATTCGAACATTTGATCTGCAGAGAATGCCATTTCAAGTTTCTCCCGGACAAGAGTGGTCATTGTGAGAACATTTACATAATTCTCCAGGATCCTCATTTTGGGAATCAGGTTCTCTGCAGCAAGGGCATTTTTCATTTTCTTATGCAGTTCACTGAACCGCGCATCATAGTTGGCTATCACATGACCGCGTTGTTTGATGATCTCAGCGCTCAGCGAAGTAAGTCCTGCTTTCTCCAGTCTTTTCAATTCTTCGAACCGCATTATCTGGTAATCAGTGCGCTCATTGTTCTCTGAGAACTTACTTGGCAATGTCCTCTGCAAGATGGCACCGTCATCACTTGTGGTCAGATACTGGCCCAAAAGAATAGCCAGGCATTTGACCTCCTGAGTCTCCGACTTATTTTTTGTGATAGTACCGCGGGTTCGTCCTTCGTTATCAAATGCTCCTTTGAAGGCCTTGGACATTTTCTCATCAATCGCATTCTCGTCAAACTCATTAAAAATCATCGGAACATTATAGAAACTGTCCAGCCTTGCCCACATTGCAGGAATAGTTGTTTGATTCAAATTGAGCGGAGGCAAATGCAACATAAACACTGCGGCGATGCTCTCTGCCCATTTGGTCTTTCCAGAGTTCGCTGGTCCAACTCCATATGGTAAAGGACAGTTGTTGTTGTGCGCCAGCACTAAATCTTTGAATGCTGCAAGTATCGCATGAGCAACTCCCATGATCCCGTTGTCCTGGTATACATCGACCATGTACGATGTCCACTCATAAAAACTGATAGGGCTTTCCACATACTTCAACACACCGATGAAATCATACATTGTTTTATTCTTTCTGAGGCCTTTTAGTATGTTACTGGCTCCTAAGCTCAGGTAGTTTATATCGTCTACCTTTGCAATGCCGAATTCATCGTATTTAAATAAGCCTTCTTTATAGATCACATTGAAATAAGCGAAGAACCCCTCAGGTTGCCAACCTAAATTCTCCAGCTCGAAGCAAGGCTTGAACTGGGGCATCAGGTAGGCCTTCAATTTGCCCAAATGGTGACGGGTGAAACCTGGCTCGCAGTAGTATACCCCTAAGTCATTGATATTGCTTTCAAAATTGTCCGGGCTGCTAAACAGCTTACTTGGTATCTCAATAATTGCATGCTCCATACCATTGGCCACCTCGGCGATACGCCGGTTCCCCGAACCATCGGTTTTAACGTGGGCAATTGCTTTAAGCGTAAAATTGGTTAGCCGCTCAGGTAATTTGCCCCCTGTGGAAAAGTAAATGCCAGTCTTTTCAGTATTTCCTGCCTCGTAGCGCTGCACGAAGGAATACTTGTAATAATGCTTTTCGTCCACCCAGGATGGAAGAGCTGTTTCATTTTCCTTTAGAACCTTGACGTTCTCCTCCTCTTGCTTTTTATGCTCTTTCTTGAGTTCGCTGGTTAACTGATTTGGTTTGAAACCGGTGACCTTACAAATACTTTTTATGTACTCTTCCTGGAGCACCTCATTGTCCAGCTGCGCAAGCATCCGGCAAATGGGATTTACTGTAAGTCCTTTTGAGAATGAGTCTCCACCGGCAAGCTCGACAAGTCGTTCAGCCTTAAAGATGACAGCATCTCGTTTGTTCTGTAAAATATATTCTAAAACGGGGTAATTCATGTTTGGTTTAGGCCTTTATTCGGTTAGTAGTTGTATGGGCGCGGGATGCTGTCTTGCAAAGATGTCAGGATCTACTTTTTCTCCTTCTTTTTCAGGGGTTGGCAGCAGGCAGATCTCCGCTTTGATATTGTGCTTGATCAGGATGTTTACCGCTTTCATATTCGCCTCCATGCCGGCAAAATCTCCATCACCCATGAGCACAACATGATTTGTGTATTTCTTGAGGATCATAGCGTGCTGGTCAGTAAATGCAGTGCCGCATGTGCCGACGGTGTTGGTGGCACCTGCCTGATGCATACTTATTACATCGTAATATCCTTCGACGACAATGGCAAACTTGAGTTTCCTGATGCCGGTAATGGCATGGAATAGTCCATATAAAACCCGTTCTTTTTTGTAAAGTGGACTTTCTTTACTATTGATATACTTTGGGGCTTTCTGCTCATTGTCACCAATGATCCGGCCACCAAAGCCGACAATCTGGCCTTTTTCATTGTGGATAGGGAAAATTATCCTCCTTCTGTAAGTGTCGAAATTCCTTTCGTTTGATGTGGTTACCAGTCCCAGCTCTTTCGAAGGTTCGAAAAGACCTCTTTCGATTAAATCTCTTGAAAGGAACTGCCATTCGTCCGGAGCATAGCCGATTTGGAACTGCAGTATTGTCTCCAGTGTGAGTTGCCTGTTGCGCTGCAGCTCCTGCTGCGCATCGTGGTAGATATTCTGCTCCTGCAGATAATCATGGAATTTCTTCGCAGCTTGTTTATTGATATTCAACAGCTCGACCCGCTTATCCTTCTGAGCTCTTTCCTCCGGACTGTCCTCAACCTCTTCAATGGTGATATTGCAGATCTCTGCAACTTTAATAATCGCTTCAATGAAAGGCATGTTTTCCTTCCGGATCACAAAGTCGATGGCATCGCCACCTACGCCACATCCAAAGCACTTGTAGATACCTTTTGATGGGTTTACATGAAACGAACCTGATTTCTCATCATGAAATGGGCAAGACGCTGTAAGGTTACTGCCTTGCTTTTTTAATGTAATAAAGTACTCGACAACCTTCTGGATATCGGACTCATCCTTCACGCGATTGATAGAATCCTGAGTAATCATAGCCAGTAAGCTTTAACCAGGTTAAAAACTGATGCCAGGAAAAAAGTAACGGCAACGGTGATCACTAAGCCTTTGTAAAAATTAATTTCCATTATATGTGTGTTTTTGGTGATAAGTATTCGCAGATTTTACCATTTCATTTATGGCCAGCAGGAGCAGAGCGATCAACGCAATGATCACAAATGCCCTCAAAAGGAATATGAAAACAGCAAACAATTCCTTTAAAAATTGACCTCTTGCATTCATTTTTGGACATCTAAGCAGTTTTTACCGTTTCCTTGATATCCTCATTCAGGTCTACTTGTTCTTGCTTAAGAACCTTAATTACTGACTCCAACACGGCCATCTGATATTTTGAACTCAATGAAAGTTCTACATGATCACCGCTTTTTTGGGCGATAGCTGTTGCAAACACAGCATTTGGAGGTAGAATGCTCAAAAATTTCGCTTTTGCCTTTTCGAACATGTCCTGCATCTCAGGATCACTAATCTCCAAATGGATCATCAAGGCGCTGGTGTTATGATCAAGCAGGTTTTTGGCAAGCGTATCGACGCTTTTCATTTGCAGATCGATTTCAATAATTCTATTTGTTTTGTTGCCTAATTGTTTGAAGTATTCTAAGTCCATTGTTTGAAGTTTTAAGTGTGTTAGATTAGAAATAAGGGGTCTGTAAAGTATTTATCAAACCAGACCCCTTACCTACATCCTAATAGCTTTTTGATGTAATCCTGTCCCCAAATCGACTGGATATAAAGAACGATTCGCTATAGGTCTTATCCCTGCAGGCGGGCTTTTAAGTTTTCATTTTCTCCCTTCAGCTCAGTAATCTCCCGCTGTAACTGGTTATTTTTCTCCCTCAATTCTTGATAACAGGTTTTTAAGAAAATGTACTCCTGTTGTGCAATCCTGACTCTTTCAAGTATTGCAGGGTAGTGCTCTGTAGGAAAAGCTTCATCTATTCCGATGGCAGATGTTTGTGTTGTCAGGTTCATTGAGTTTGTTTATGGTTGAAAGATAGCGGCTCCCCGCCAGCCAAACGGGGAGTTGTTCCGCGTTAATGTTTTATCCTATAGCTAATTGTACTGTTTCTCCGCAATGAACTGAATCGAAGTTCATCGTCACGTACCGCTCAGATTCGTCCTGATATTCAAAAACGTCTAATGTTATTGACGTATCAGATCCCGCTTCATATTGGCCGTACAGAGCTTCATTGATTTGCTCTTTAGTCATATCAGCCGGCACCTCCATGGAGTATTGTAGCACAACATAAATTGTTTTTGACTCTTCCATTTACTTATTGGTTAGAATGTTTAACATGAAATTTTCTAATGTCACAGGCTGATCGAACTCCAATTCTAACATCGCCATCACCTCGGTTCTCAGTTCCTTGGCGGCAATAAGCTGCTTATGTGACCTAAGAACAGCTGAGGGGCTTTGTGCAGCCTCCAGCTTAGCCCGTAAGTGATTGATTTGCCTGGTTAGATCTACCAGTTCTTTGAAGAGTTCAGACACAACGTCTGAAGCCGACTCATGCAGTTTTAATGTGTGAATCAT